AAAACGAGATGCTTAATGGCGAATCCTAAAATACTAGAGAAGATAACTCACCTAACTACTATCAAAATAAGGAGTAAAAAAATGGGCTACGTTGAATTTACTACAGGTGGTATTGCTTACAGAATGGAAGGCGGTGCGGTGGTATCAGCTGTACCGGCTAAGAATTGCGATGCTTGTTTTAATGATGTTGCGCCAGAAGGCGGGATCGAAATACGTAACGCCGATAAGGATGTGGTCTTATGGATCTGCTCGAAATGCCGCAAGCAATAAAGATTATCCTCGACTATTCGCAAGAATGCCAAGCGCATTCGGTCGGATTCCAGAGGATTACAGATATTCAAGCTAAAGTAACTTGGGCTTCAAGGCGTAATAAGAATGTGAATTTCCATGAAGCCGTTACAGAATCTAGCGAAGCGGTAGGAGCAGAGATAGCCGTAGCCCAGTACTTCGGGATAAGCGACTTCGTGCCTACTGTTAATACCTTCAAGCGAGAAGCTGATATCGGGGCCAAGATCGAGGTTAAATGGACTAAGTACGAGATGGGCCATCTAATCGTTACAGATAACGACCGGCCTAACGATATAGCTGTATTAGTTACAGGTAAGAGCCCGGTCTATTACATAGCCGGATGGATACCAATGACTATGGCCAAGAAGCCAAGATATAAACGCCATGAAGATAATAGTTATTGGATCGACAGGCCCAACCTATTTCCGATAGAGGATCTTAAAAGGAGTATCTATGGTGATGGTGCGCTTTAACTGCCGTGTATGTAAATTAAAGGTAGATGGAAAGGTGGTGGCGGAGTTTAGCGAGCTTCTGCCACCGGGCTTAAAATGTGTCGAATGCTCTAAGTGCGGCGTACTTGGTATCGAATTGAATCCAGAGATTATCGATTCCGACATGCCGTCTGACCTGCGATAATGCAAATGTATTTGACACGTGCGCTACGCTCCGACATCGCTGGGCGAGCCGGCAAAGCCGGGTTAGCTCGCAAGGCGATTTTGGTGCTTTGGGCCGGTCTATTGTCTAGTGCTACTTTGACGGCAACTACAGCTTACGCAACTACAGAAAACAAAGAAGCTTATAAGTTATATGCGTATGTAAAGCTTATAAATGCTAAAGAGTTTATCTGTCTAAATGCGCTTTGGACCAAAGAGTCCCAATGGTCTAGTACAGCTCGTAATAAAAAGAGTAGTGCTATGGGTATTCCACAGCTGCTAAAGATGAAAGAGAAGGACCCTTATAAGCAGATAGATCTAGGGCTTAAATACATAGATAATAGATACGGTACACCGTGTAATGCTTGGGCATTCTTCAAAGTTAAAGGATACTATTAAGAGATGGCAAGTACTCGGAATGATCCAAGAGTTAGTAGAGCTTGGAAGAAGCGTAGGCTAGAGATATTACATAGAGATAACTACGTCTGCTACTACTGCGGTAATGATGCAACGACAGTAGATCATCTAATAAGTATTAAGAAGCATTGTTAATAGATGCTACATCTCCGTTAATTGGAGTTAGGTTATTAACTAGGATCGATACGGTGTATAGCGGATTAGTTGCGCTTACAGCTGTTCCCTTTACTGGAAGTAAAGTAGCGGTAATAGTAGTGCCGTAGTTAGTCTGTAAAAGGGTAGTAATCTGAGAAGCAGCAAAATCGTTAAAGAAGTCTAGAGTAAGAGTTGAAGCCTCTAGACCCTTTGTAAATTTATGGGAACTATCTCCAAGAGCTGTAACTTCCAATTCGTCGAAGATCTGTGAAAGCGTTGCGCTAGATACGTGATCTGAAATATCAGTACTTGCCAGCTTAACGCCTACCGTTGAATTGAGCATTACGGCCATGATTATTCCTCTTTCTCTGCGATTGGCGCAGCTTTAGCTTTTGGTTCTTCTTGCTTAATCTGACCGATTCGGGCCAGAAAATTGTTTTCGTTTATATCGTATTCATCTGACATGTTAGCTCCAAGTCGTAAGGATTGAGATAGTTAATTCAGCTGTTAAAAGCGATCCGCTAGCTGCATCGGTGATCGCAGGAGAAGATACGCTAGTAACGTTATAAGAGATCCCAGAAGCGGCTAACTTATTAAATACCGCTACTATAAAAGTTTCGATATCGGCTAAGTTACCTTGATTATCTAACGCTGGAACCGCCATTAGAATCTTGAAATTAGCTAGTGGAGCGACCGTGTTATAGCCGTCGTTAGTTGGCTCTAGGTAAGTATCGCCGGGTAATACCGAAACGGAATTAGCCAATAAAGTCGGTCTAGGGAAACTACTTACGCTCCAGACTCCATTATTTGTAAGAGCTGTAGCGATCGTAGTACGAAGGGTAGTTATAGCGGCCATTAACCCACCAAAGCCGAAGGATTAGCGTACGGTTGAATTAATCCACGTACTCGGTTTATCAGCTGGAAACCCATGCGGTAAGGAGATGGACTAAAGCCATCCATGCCTACTCCGCCCGTCTGGGATACTTGCCGGGCTTGCCAGATATCTACAGCTAGGATCATCGCAGCTTGACGGATCGCTGGGGTATTAGCGTAGGTGGCAGTTTTTGTATCGGGCCCGGTAGCCGTTCCGTATGGAACGATTCGATGGAAATTATCATCGGCAGCTGTTTTAGCAAATTGAATAAAAGAATATCCGCCCGGCCAGTTTTGCCATGCCCACGGCCACCATAGAAGCGGCAGGATATTTACGGTCGCATTAGAAAAAGGGATAGTGCCGGTAATTGTATAAGTTCCGTTATAGGTACTTCCGCATCCGGCTAGCGTTACTTGCTGATCGGTTACGAATAATCCGGGATTAGCGAGCATTACGGTCGCTACGTTATCTTGAATAGTTGCGGCTACTACTGGAGCAGTATCGAACCATAAATAACTATTTAATAAATCCTGCGCTGTCTGGCATACAGATTCGACATCAGAATCGGAGTAAAGAGTTCCAATACCAAGATTGGCCCTTAGCTCGGCGACAGTTACATAAGTAGCGGCCATTCTCTTTACTCCTTTTCTAATAGCTCTGCCGGGATAGGGCTACTAAACCCGGCAGATTCTTAATGTGGCTTTAATTAAGCCTTCATGTACTTGTAGATACCACCAGGCATCTTGGCGATTGTTGCCATGAAGCCGTAGATAGCTACTTGAATTTGTAGGTTTGAAACTACGTTTACAGACATGAAAGCCTGAGGTGAACGGTAAACAGTAAACGCCTCTGGAGCCAAGATGATAGCTGAGCCATCGTCGAAGGTTGTCGCAGCGAAGTTCTTATCTACGTATAGATCTAAGCCCAATACATTTCCACGAATTGAAGTTGGTCGTACTTGACCAGCTGCGTTCATTGGTTGAATTGCGTTGTAGATAGGGCGACCAGTTGTATCAGTTGCGCCTAGTAACGCTTGGTATTGTGATGGGTTAGCGATGTAGTTCTGGCCGAAGTAGCCGGTGTTCTTGTAGATATTAGCTGCGGCTTCTGAAGTGAAGTCGATAATACCTGTTGAATCTGCGGTTTCGTTTGTCGCAGCTGTAGCAGCTGTAACTAGAGCTGATAGAGCAGCTGTATCGATCGCAGTTAAGTAAGCGTTTTGTAGTTGAGTAGTTAGCTCTGAGTAGAAGTTAGGGTCTGAACGCTCTAACAATTCGACAGACAGGGTATTCATACCTGAGTACTTGTTTACTGTACCAGTTAGATACTCTGTAACCATGCCGGTATTTTGAACGGCTCCGGCTTCTGCTTCTACTGTTACTACTGGAGCAACGCCAGATTGGCCGCCAGCTGAAGTAACCAAAGACGGTACAGAAATAGTCATACCGCTTGCTGGAAGTGTTCCCTGTGAACATGCGTCGATAGTAGGAGTTCCGAAACGTGTATTAGTTACGAACTCTGATAAGTATTGAACTGGGTTGAATGCTGGGTTAGTAGTGAATGAATCGTCTGCCGCTGAAACGAATAGACGTGATTCATCTGAACCTAGAGCAGCTTTAATCTTATGCTCTGTGTAGCTAGCGAATGAGTTAATAGGTGAACGAACGCTAGTAGAGATGAACGGAGTTGATGTAACTGGGCGAGATGCTTCTACTACTGGAGTAACCGCTTCCGCCTTTTCTTCGATTGGCTCTGGAGCTTTGTTGTCCAAGATAGCCTCGCTTTCTTTTTCGGTTGGTTGTTCTTGTTCCGCTTCGCCTTCGCTAGCGGCTACCTTAGTTACTACAGCATCGGCATAAGCCGGGCTCTCGACTAAGGAAACTTCGACCATTCTGGCAGCTGTAACGACTAGCACGCCATCTTTATCTTTAGTAGCTTTAATAACATCGACTCCAATAGATAGCGAAGAAATTAATTCTTCTTGGGCCATGATTAAATAGTCATTACCCTTCTGAGATGCGCTAACTTTGAACGTACCGTAAATAGCATCTTGGGTAACTTGGAAAGATTGGGCACGGCCGATCGGATCATTCTGAGAATGTTGCGCTAATAATTTAATTCGCTTAGCTTCTGGAATCTCTACGGAGCCAGATACGAATTTAACTGGGCCAGCTGAAGTATTACCGACAGCATTAAACGGCAATACTACTCCAGAGATTAAGCGACGGCCAGCGTCGCTGGATTCTATTTGGCTAGCAAAGGTTAAGTGTAAATTTTCTAATTCCATTTATAGTCCTAACTCGTTACCTGTATCTAATGAATCTTCTTCTACCGCTTCTTCCGCATCGTCATCTTCTCGCTCCATTGATTCGTTACCTTCTGGAGTTAGATCTTCCATCTCTTTAGCTTGCTCGATATCGATTAAGCCAAGATTAAGCATCTTTTCTATTACGTTTAATCTTTCCATAGATGAGCAAGTCTAAAAAACCCCTTCTGGGGGCCATAGAGCCACGATTACATTCCAAGCCGCTCAACACTAAAAGCCGGGCCCCAGAGGTATTCGACCTAGCGGAAACTATTGGAACCCCTGCTCTCGATTGGCAGAAGTGGGTATTAACAGACATGTTGTCGGTGCGAGATGATAATAGTTTCATTCGTACCAGTTCCCTGCTCCTAGCGGCCCGCCAAAACGGAAAAAGTTTTATAGGCAGAATGAGAGCTATAGCCGGCTTAGTTTTATTCGGCGAGAAGAATCAATTAATCATGTCTTCTAATCGTGGCATGGCACTTACTAACTTTCGGGAGATCGCTTACCTATTCGAATCATCCGATTACTTACGGCCAATGGTTAAACAAATTCGTTTTGCTAATGGAACTGAATCGATCGAGATACTTCCGAAGTATGGCGGTGGTCGATTAGATGTCGTAGCTTCTACTCGGGATGGATCACGTGGTCGCTCAGCTTCTTATCTTTGGATAGATGAATTACGAGAAGTGAACAAAGAAGCTTACGCCGCAGCTCTGCCGGTTACTAGGGCCCAGAAGAATAGCCAAAGCTATTTTAGTAGTAACTCTGGCGATGCCTTTTCGGATGTACTGA